CAACAATGTCATAAGTATCGACTGTCTCAGGAACTGGCCGATCATCAACCCAAGAAGTGTCCTCAGGTGCTGCCAGAACAACGTCAGAGATTGCGAACACGTCCTGAACCATGTCAACGACGATACGTCCGTCAAGCAAGCTGCCGATATCGATCTTCTGAACTCGCATTATAACTTCTGTCAGGCCATACTCGGGCCAAGAAATCTTGATAACCTCTCCTGGCTCTAGATTGTATGCGTTTCGATTGAATTCCGCCTGCATAGTGAAGAGAGGCGTGCTGAGAACACTGAGTTCTCTAGCTGCGAGTTGATTGGCAATATTCTTGTCGTAGCAGAAAGGGAAGCTGACGTCGGCTGTTCGGAGCTGACCGAGCATGTTCGCAGTTGCACCGTTCTGAGCAATCGCTACAATGCTGCTGTCTTTAGTTCTTGAAGGAAAGCTGACCTTTACCTGTGATTTAACGTCCTCCCAAGCAGTCTTCGAGAAACGCGTCACCTCTACGATATCGTCTTCATCGTAAACAGTGAGAGACGCAGGAGTATAGTCATCACGAATGAGTTTGATCTTGATCTTACCAGTTGAGGTATCTTGGTAAAGAATACCGTCAATCTGCCGAAGGATCTCAGTGATCACCTTCTTGCCAGTTTGAGCAGAACTGACTACCAGAGAACAACCATGTCCTTCTGATATCAGAGTTGTGCTTGCTGCGGTGAAGGTGGTAAAATCTACGTCATTGGCAGAGAGACCGAGTCCTCTCCAACTACTCGTCAAGATTTCGTAGATAGCCTCAGCAGGATCAATATCGTCTCCACCAGAGCTGATAGCTCCGAAGTTGCCGTTGCCGAGATTATTAGAGTAACTGGCAAGAAGGAACTCAACACCACGGAGACTGGCACTCTCACCGATGTTGTGGTTCTTCCAGACCATGTGACAGATGCCTCGGTAGGCTGGCACGTTTCCAGCACCCACCGCCGCTTCCACATGAGAGTTGACAGTCTGTGTGAAAGTTCCTGGGTAGAAGTCTACATTACCTACGTGACCACCGCCAGACTTGAAGCCTCCATAGAGCTCAGGCTTGCTGATGTCGAAGTTTTGTTCAGTAAGGATCAGATTAGTGCCGGTGACAGTAATTCGGTGATCACCGAAGGCTTGTCCAGAAAATATAGGAAAGAGAACTGTATGCCATACCTGAACTTCAGCAGTCCTAGCCCCGGAGGGGATCGTAACCGAGAATGTAAGAGCTTGGATTCCAATTCCTTGGTCATAGCTTGCTTCAGCAGTCTCTGCTGCGGCTCCCTCTGCAACAGTCAGCTTGTTTCCAGAACCATCATAAAATCGAACTCTTGAAAATAGATCCATATTATCACTGGAAATCCCACTAACAAAGTTGGAACCTATTGATTGTTCCCATGTCAGCGCACCACCGTCTATGTTTTCGACGCTAAGACCAAGATCAGTAACTAGATCGAACTCAGTGAAACCACGACCACTTGTAGCTGGAGGAATACCGTAATTCTCGGTAAAGGTTACAGATCCTGATTGAAAATTAAAAGATGAACCAGACCAGTTTGTATTCCCACCGCCATCTTCATTTACGAACTCAAAATCTACATCAACAGTTTGCTCCACACCGGGTTCAGTGGGAACACTGTCTATGTAGATTTCCTTGAGAGTTGCCGGACCAAGACATAGTCCAAGGTCAATGCTAAGAAAATACTCATAGCCGACGATTACGGTAGTGCTAGAGAACAATCCACTCTTAACACTCTCTTTAATCGGAACAGACTCGAAGTTACCATACCAGAGAGTATTCGGACCTTTGATCTTCGCACAGCCCAAGAGGAGAGGAACAGGTGCATCTTCAGTCGCCTTGGGGAAATTGTCTGAATCAAGTCCCTCAGGACGTGCGTCCTCTAACTCTGGCTTAGGCGCTAGTAGCGCAGTTAAGACAAAGCTGACAGCGAACAGGGCGAGAGTGAACCAGATCATGCTAGATCCTCTTCGCAAACGGATTTCGGTCAGGCACCAGTGGGAACCCTCCGAAGTTTATGGCGTTATCGAAACGATTGATGCAGCCACCCGCACCGTTGAAAGAGTGATCACAACCTCTTTGTATCGTAACAGAGTCAGAAGCCGAAGCGCCAGCGAATGGAGTAGCGATCGTGAAAGTAGTTCCCACATTATTCGTTATCAGTCTATGTTCGGAACCTACTATCATTGATCCACCTTGGCACTCACCATCAGCGAACGTGCTGGCATCAGCAATCACTATAGAGTTGCCACTGATGCTATCGATCGTCGATATTTGTTGGTTCTCAGCGGCTGTCAGGTCAACACCACAACGCTCATCACCAAGAATGTGATTGCAGGGAGCTTGATACTTGACTGGTGGGCATTGACCATCAAGAGCATAGGAAAAGACGTTAGGAACTTTCAACTTCGCGACACGTCCAGTGATTGTCCACGAAAGGACTTTACCCCTCCACAATAGAAGAGTATCGTTGACATCGTTCAAGTGGCAACGATAGAACTCACAGATCAATTCAGGAGGACTGGTCTGAAAGGCATACTCACTGACCATGGCGTGAGCATATGGTAGATCCAGCTCTAAGGCTAGATTGCTCTCTTCTTGATTAGCGTTCTTGAGTTTTACCCTCTTGATCGCCTCTGCCGTGTAGGTTCCTTCAGTATTGGTGATATTATCTACATGAGAAGTCAGTCTATAAGTGTTGAAAGTCCCGGTGAACTTGTATAGTTCTACCGGGGCTGCTAGGGCGACTGACTTTTCTGTAGAGTCGAAGGTCATCCGCTATCCGTCGTGGTAGTTTCGAAAGACACGATGGTAACGAGAGCCCCGTGTTCGAAGGTTATGGTATCACTCATGCGGCTCTTGAGCAAGTGTGAGATACGTTCCACGTTTGCCACTTTTGGGTCTGAGGGCAACGCAGGAGCGAAGGTGACTGTCACTGGGCCAGCCCCGGTGGAATTGGAGATGGTGTGTCTGCTGAACGTCCCATCGGTATATTTGATTTCGAAGTGTTTCCACTGTTCATGAGCATGAAGCAATTCATCGATGTCTTCATTTATAGACATGGTAGTTCCACCCTGAGTTAGAGCGGACTGTAGAGTCATGTCTTTCATTTGAGTGCTTATCAAGAACGCCTTCTGGGCACCCTTCACAGTGTCGAAGAACAAGCGCCAATAATCGAAGTCTGTAGTATCAAGAACACGCTGAATGCGATACTGCTTCTCAGACTTGATGGTCACCCATTCCCACTGACTATACTCTCGGCGTATGCCAGCATCAAAGTCTATCACTTCAGAATTGAACGAGAAATCTTCTGTGTTTTCTGCAAGGAACTCTCTCTCCAGAACAGTCAGTCCATCAAGAGTTGTCAGAGATGCTGCGGTATCAGACCGCTGGACAGCAGGATCTACCCACGAGAGGAAAGTTACGTCGATTTCTCCCGTGATCTGATTGATCCGAAAACTCGCGTCGTCGATTTTTGCGGACATGCTCAGACAGGCCAGCCATCCAGTGTCTATGTCCTGGGTCAACGCGCTGCTGAGCTGTGCTCCATCAGTCTCCGCAACAGCGACGTTTGATTGATGGAAAGCACCTGTTCTCGGGTTTATCAAAATGATCTGACCACCCGAGGCTAAGTGAATTGGGGAGGGATTAAAATAGACCCTTGTGTCAGTAGCAGATGCATCCTGAGTAATCGGAGTTGAATACTGATAGAGCGGAACATCATTGATGATCTTAGCGTTACGGGAAAGAGTGTTATAGAATGAAATTCTTTCGGCCTGTGTGAGAGGCCCAAAGGAGGCAGTGTTCTTGATGCGCGGACGAGGACGTATGCTCGAACGGCTTTCATCACCCTTGATCGTGGTGATGATATCAGTTTTCCAGACCCACTCTTCCTTGATGCCGATATTTGGTATCTCGGCGAATACCGTTGCTACCATGGATCATCCTCCGCTGTTAATAGCGGCGCGAGCTGAGTTGGGATCAGACTCCAACGCTTGGATGATCTTGGTTGTTCCTTTACGTCCAGAGAACGCATCTATAACTTGATCTTCAGACAGAACGACCGCTACGTTGACAACCGGCTCAGGAACAGTAACATTTGATTGACCGCCACCCCTCATGAGTTCTCTCTGCCGCATCTGTTGCTGCGGCGTGAGTATGTCGATACGCTCATCAGGACGACTGAGAAGTGGCGTAAAGCGAGTATCTGTGCTTCCTGGTCCGGCAGGTTGGATACTGCCACCAGAAGCGCCTTGGAATAGCTGACCAAAGAAGCCACCGCCGCCACCAGTCGCGCCGCCACCGAAGCCGCCACCGGGAATACCGAGAAGGCTACCAAGAGCTCTCAGCAAGAGTTGCTGTGCGGCCAGCTTGAGAAGCTGAGCAAAGATCTCTTGAAACAATGATCGAATGTTGAGCTTACCTGTCTTGGCGAATTCCACGATTGCGTCGGAGGCGCTGTCGATACCATTGACAACAATTCCACCGAGCGCCTTACCGAATTCAGAGGCGTTCTTGATCGCACCACTGATAGCAGAGGTGAAGCCACCGGCGAGACTTCCAGAAGCGGCTGCGGCAGAAGCCTGAACCTCTCTCAGCCTATCATTATACTGACCCAAGGAGATGGTGCCTTGGTCCAGCAGATTTGTCAGGGCTTGCTGGGTGATCTTGAGAGTATCCTGTGGTCCGAGGATATCCTGTAGAATATTAGCCTCTTCCTGTGCAACTCTAAGATTATCCAGACGAGCATTTGCCAAGGCGACCTCAGAGTCTGTGAGCTGACGCTTCAGATCATTCTCAATTCTAGTCAGCTCATTGATGTTGCCAACCTCACCAGCATAACGGCGAAGTGCCACTGCCTGAGCATTGATCTCATCAATACGTGCTAGGAAGGTAGGGTCATCAGAACCACCACCGCTCTTGTCTTGCTCAATAAGTCCCTGACGGATCTTTTGGTAGTTCGCAGTAAGTTTGTTCAGTTCTGCTTGAGTCGCACCAGCTTCTTTGGCTTGCTCCACGAGACCTTGGTAGTTAAGTTCCGCGCGACGCAGTGACCGATCCA